TGTTTGATTCATCTCACAAAATATCATTTGACAAAAAATACCACATAATTCATTAACAGAGTAAGTACTTTTCATGTTATGATAAACCTGAGTATATAAGGATAATTCTTCATATTTTTCTTTTTCCAATTTCTTTAATTTCATTAAAATATCATCACCCAATACTAACAAAAAAAGTATATCATTATTAACAACAAAATCTGCATAACATCTGGTACTGTTAATAAAATTCCCAAAACCTACTGTAGTTTGGCCTGTATGTCGTTTTGGTTCTGTTGTTGATTTAAATTCTTTTGAACTCAATTGTGTTTTATAATGTTGGCTCATATAAAATTCTAAAATTTCCGGATGAACTCCTAATTTCTCATAAATTAATTTTTCAAATTCTAATGAATGCTTGTCTGTTTGTCTATCTTGTTTACTCAAATCACTTTCTAAATATTCATAATTTGGATTGTGGTATTTAATATTTACTTTTTCCATCCTTGACATTAATTGGATTAAATTCATATCTTCTGCGTAAATTATATTTATCTTAAGTAATTTCTTCAGCCTATATTTAGCTTGACTGAAAACTGGTGCAAATATTAAATTAAAACCATATGGATTCCATAATACAATTCTATTTAACATTTCTCTTATACTGTAGTAGTCATCTCCTTTTGTTATGTTTTCACTTTTCTCAATTAATCTAATCTTATTAATTGCATTATAAGTAGGTTTACTATAATTAATTTCTTCAAATTCTTTTAAAATGGTTTTTGCATTTCTACCAGTTAACCACTTTTCAACCATAACAGGATCCACTGAAATGAGATTACTTTGATATTCATTTATTAATTCTTTATAATTTTCTTTAAAATACGCTTCAGCATAAACATCAAACTGTTCATTATGTTTTATTTTTTGGGTCCTTAGTAATTCAACTCTATTTATTTTTTGAGTTATGGCATTACTTATTGTGTTATACATTTTTAATGGGGCTGGTTTAGTTAAAACTGGTTCTTCTTCAATAAATCCTATTTGTCTTACATTAGTTGTGTATGGACCTTCATAAATTTTATAAGGTTTATCCGTTACATGTTCATAAATAATTTCATCCAACAAGTCATTATCCAAGTAAAAATCCATAGCATTTAAAGTTGTATGAGGTGTATAATCAAGATGCTTAGTTTTATTTTGAAATTTGAGGGCATTAGAAAAACTTATTAAACTGTACAATAATGAGTATAATTTAGAATGTATTTGTTGATGGTCTGTACCATTTATAATGTAAATATTTTTGTAATAATTTTCACTTAATGATATGAAAATATGACTTTCCAATTCTAACAAATTATCTATTGTTTTATATTTGTTTAATTGTTTATGGATTTTATTAAATTCTTGAATGTACATTAATTTATTTCTTTCTGATGCATACAGTTTTTTATTCTTCATTTTTATATATTTTTTTTATTTT